TCAGGAAGAAATGATGGAAACATTGCAGAGTATAGATAGTCTGGTTTGAGACACACTAAGAGGAAGTTAAAATCTTCCTCTTTTTCGTGTATAAATAATCATATGGACGATAAAAAAGCAGCAAAGTTAATAATTAGAAGAAGAAAGAAAAATCCTTTTTTATATACAAAAGAAGAAGTTAAGTATGCAAAATTAATTAAAAGAAATATAAAGGATCAAGAAAACTCTTCTAAATAACTAAAAACTAGTATGAAAAACTTTAAGGAATTTATGGAAGAGGTGGATTCCGATGAGAGTCCTATAGAAACTCGAGCCGCTGCTTTTAAGAAAGCAAGAGAAGCAGCAAAAGAAAAGGTAGGTAGTGTCTCACGAGGAAGTACTTCTATAACTTTTAATAGGAGTAAAGGGCAACTACCAACATTAAGTAGAAGAAAAAAAATGGAGAATTAATAATGCCATATCATATTAAGAAAACTAGCATTTTAGGATCTGCAATTCCAACTGATGGAAATCAATATTATGCAGGAGATAATCATTGGACAAATGAATACAATCAAAGAAAAATTTATGAAAATGAAACAGATGCAAACTTGGTAAAAAATACAAAAGAAACAAGAGTTCTAGGTAATAGAACCATATCATATCAACCTGTTTGGTGGAAAAATGCAGTGGTGGTAAGTGAATAATGGCAAAAATATACGAAAACCAAATTGAAAATCGTAATTTTTTATCTCCTATTGGATTTAAATTTACTTTATCAAAGACACCAAAGGTAACCTTTTTTTCAAATTCAAGTCGTATACCTGAGATAACACTTGGTACAGCTCTACAACCAAGTTATCTAAAAGATATTGATATACCTGGTGATAAACTACAATATGGTGAATTTTCTCTACGATTTTTAGTTGACGAAAATTTAGAAAACTACATGGCAATACATAATTGGTTGACTGGACTTGGATATCCAGAAACAACAGAGCAGTTTAAAAAGGCGGTAACTGATAATGAGGGACTAACAGACAGAGAGATAATATTCAGTGATGGTAATCTACACATATTGAATAGTAATTTCAATACAACCGCAATTGTAAAATTTATTAATTTATTTCCTATCAGTTTATCCTCTCTCGAATTTGAGGCAACAGATACAGATGTCAATTACTTTACAGCAGATGCAATTTTTAAGTATACAGTGTATAATATAGTTAAACCCGACGGAAGAACTCCTTTATGAATCTTGATGAAATTCAGGAAATGTGGCAACGTGATGCTGTCATTGATCCTGATAACCTACATGATGAGTCACTAAAAATACCCCAATTACACTCAAAGTATTATACACTTTATAATACCATTACTTTAATGCGCGAGAAGGCAAGAGATCAAAGAGCAAAAGTTAAATTAGAGAGATATAATTACTACACAGGAAAGGCAGATCCAAAGGTTTATGAAGAAGATCCATTTCCGTATAAGGTGAGAGAAAAGGATGCTATACAGAGGCACCTAGATGCCGATGAGAGATTAAATAAGATAGATTTAAAGATAAGATACTATGATACTACCCTTAAGTTTCTAGAGGAAATCATACGTACCATATCAAATCGTACTTATCAAATCAAAAATGCTATTGAATGGCATCGTTTTCAGTCTGGATTTACCTAACTAAATAAAATCAGATGAGCATGTCTAATGTCACATTTGATTATATCAAAAAAGAATGAAGTGTATTTAAAGATACACGCAGAACCTCATATCTACTATGAGTTGTCTGATCAATTCACCTTTGATATTCCAAATGCAAAGTTTTCACCAGCATATCAAAAGAAATTTTGGGACGGTAAGATAAGATTATTCAATACACAGAAGGGAGAGATATACATAGGACTACTTGATCGAATCATACAATTCTGTAAAGATCACGCATACACATATGAATTCACTGATAGTGAATACTATGGATTGCCTTTTGAGACCAATGATATGATATCACTTGAGGGTGTCAAGGATTATATGAATTCGATATCTAAGTATCGACCCAGAGATTATCAGATAGATGGAGTATACGACGCCTTAAGACATAATAGAAAATTATTGATATCTCCAACTGCATCGGGAAAGTCTCTGATGATATATTCGATTGTGAGATACTACGTTGGTAGCAAGAAAAATATTTTGATAGTCGTTCCGACGACATCGTTAGTAGAACAGATGTATAAAGATTTTGCAGATTATGGTTGGGACGTTGGTTCATTTTGCCACAAAGTATACGCAGGTAAAGAACGAGAGACGGACTCTCAGGTAATTATTACGACTTGGCAGTCAATCTACAAACTCCCCAGAAAGTATTTTGAGAGATTCTCTGTTGTGATTGGGGATGAGGCTCACCAATTTAAATCAAAGTCATTAATATCTATAATGACAAAACTTGATGGTGCAAAATATAGATTTGGATTTACTGGCACATTAGACGGAAGTGAGACTCATAAATGGGTTCTTGAGGGATTGTTCGGACCTTCCTATAAGATCATCAAAACTGACGAGCTCATGAAGAAAGGGCATCTTGCAAAACTAGATATCAACGTGCTTCTATTGAAACACCCACCGAATAAATTTGAGAATTTTGAGGACGAAGTTCAGTATATTATCGGACATAATAAAAGAAATAACTTCATCAAAAACCTTGCACTCGATCTCAAAGGCAACACTTTGATACTGTTTGCCAGAGTTGAAAAGCATGGAGAACCTCTTTACAATTTGATAAATAATAATAACATTATTGAGAGTCGAAATGTCTTTTTTATTCATGGTGGAGTGGAAACCGAGGACAGGGAAAAGGTTCGAGAAATCACTGAAAAAGAGAATGATGCTATTATCGTTGCCTCGTACGGGACTTTTTCCACTGGGATTAATATCAAAAATTTACACAATGTAATTTTTGCATCCCCTTCGAAATCAAGAATAAGAAATCTTCAATCAATTGGAAGAGTTCTTCGTAAAGGTAATCAAAAGACAAGAGCTACCTTATATGATATTGCTGATGATATTAGTTATAAATCTCGAAAAAATTATACACTTAATCATCTGATCGAGAGAATTAAAATTTATAATGAAGAAAACTTTGATTATGATATAGTCAACATACCACTTAAAAAATGATGGGAGACGAATTTTACGCAATACTCAAGTTAGTTTCAGGAGAAGAAATCTTCTCACTCATTGTTGTAGATAATAATGAGATAGATGATACTGTAATAGTTCTTCAAAATCCTGTTATAATGTGGACGGTATCCAGTCCTAATGGAACTTTTATTAAAGTTAAACCTTGGATGGAGTTACCTGACGAAGATATTTTTATGATTCGATTGGATAAAGTTATTACTATGACTGAATCTAATGATAAAAAATTAATTAAATTATATAATCACTACATTAATGATCAAAGTTCAGAATATGATATAAATGGTCTTATGAGACCAAATTCTGAAATGGGTTATATATCCTCAGTATCAGATGCCCGTAAGAAACTTGAAAAAGTCTTTAAGCTTAACCAAGAAACTTAACTATATTATATTCCCTTCAACCCTTACAGAGTTATTGTACACATATTTACACCACTTGTCAAGTATCCAAAATATGTTATAATATTATTATGAAAAAGATAAAAACATTATGCCTAGAAAAAAGTCAGAACACTACGTAAATAATAAGGAGTTACTGCAGGCTATAACTGTTTATCGAGGAAAGGCATTACTAGCAAAGGCAGAATATTTTAAGAAGTATGGTGTTGATCCACCTAAGTCAGGACCGTGGGAGGGTAAACCCCCCATCTCAAACTATCTCGGTTCTTGTTTTTTAAAGATTGCGACACACTTGTCATATAAACCGAACTTTGTTAACTATATGTTTAGGGAGGATATGATCTCTGATGGAATCGAAAATTGCGTTCAGTACATACATAACTTTGATCCTGAGAAATCCAAAAATCCTTTTGCTTACTTTACGCAGGTTATACACTATGCTTTCCTTAGAAGAATTCAAAAAGAAAAGAAACAATTAGATATTAAAACAAAGATTATTGAAAGAAGTGGATTTGATGAAGTTATGGCAGTTGATGACAATGCAATGTCAGGAAGTAGTTCTGATTTTAATACCATTAAAGATAACATTCAGTATCGTAATAATAATCGATGAAAATTGCCATAATTACAGATACTCATTACGGTGCACGTAAGGGGTCTACACATCTTCATGACTATTTTAAGTTATTTTATGATAATGTATTTTTTCCAACCTTAGAGAAGGAGGGGATAGATACTATTATTCATATGGGTGACATATTTGATAGTCGTAAGTCCATAGACTATCAGAGTTTAGAGTGGTCAAAGAAAGTCGTTTTTGATCCATTAAGAAAGTATAAGGTATATGCTATTACAGGAAATCATGATTGTTACTATAAAAACACAAATTATGTAAATTCACCAGAACTTTTATTAAACGACTACTCAAACATATCAACATTTTCAAAACCAACTGAAATAAATGTAGATGGTTTAGATATTCTTCTACTACCTTGGATTAATTCTGAGAACTATGATGAATCGATATACAAGATTAATAAAAGTAAGAGTAAGGTTGTAATGGGTCATCTTGAACTAAATGGATTCAGAGCTACTCGTGGACACATGATGGAAACTGGAATGGATGTTGATATCTTTAATAAGTTTGATGTTGTGTATTCTGGGCATTTTCATACACGTTCTACAAATGGGAAAATACATTACTTAGGTAATCCATATGAAATGTATTGGAATGATGTAAATGATACAAGGGGTTTTCATATTTTTGATACGGATACCCTTACTCATACTCCAGTTAACAATCCTTATAAATTATTCTATAACGTATATTATGAAGA